TAAATTACTTCGGCTACTCTATTGACACTGAGCAATCTAACGGGGTTTTAACTTCAAGATTGTATTCCTCTTTCTATAATAAGGAGAGGTTCTGGTTTGCAGACCCATCATATTTCTTAGCTACTCTTTCAACAGTAGATACCGGACGTTTATTTAATCTTGTTAATTTGGGAAAACAAGCAATGAGCGTCATCGTAAGAAAATCAACAGATGCGGTACAACCACTTCAAGGTTTTGATGTTTTTGCTATTGATTGGTACGGGGCAGACAATGTTCCTCCTTTTATGCACCCTTATGATTACATCTCTGATTACTTCATTGATGTAATTTCAGTGTCGGGGGATTGGACAGATTATGAAACTCTTTCTTTAGATCCAAAATGGAGCGCTTACTTCACAAGGAATGGATTTATTAAGAGCCAAATAAACAACTTCTTATCGCAGCCTGATGTAAACATTGTTACACAAACAACAGGATGCTTAATTCCAGATTTTGTTGATCTTAATGGTAACAACCAGTACATCCAAACTCTCATCAACAACAACACGCCTTCAACAGGTTTATTTTGCGCAGTAGATGAGGATGCAATGGATAACATTTGTGTGAACCCATACAAGATTGATTTGGTTGGTCATCACTTAATAGACGAGCTTACAGCAGACAGAGATATAGTAGATGCTAGACTTAACTTCCTAAGTTATGACCAAAATCTGACAGCAGACTATCTCTACAGCCAAAATAGCAATGAGATTGATGATAACGGTGTTGGTGCTCAATCAATCAAAACTGGAACATTATTTAGTCTTTCAGCAGCTACTGGTGCAACAGCAGGTGTTGTAACTGGAGCTTTTGATAACTACAGTTCGTCTTTAACTTTTGGAGGTCTTCATTATATTAAAACAAACACTGGTGTTACTGGAGCTTCATTAACGGCAGATCAAAAATTAGCTCTTGCTTCTTTTGCTACTCCGTCTACTACAAGCTCTCCTTACATAATTGGTAAGGTAACAGGTCTTACTGGATTAACAGGAAGTGTAATAAATCAGTTTGCCTCAAATGACATCATAAAACTCAAGATATCTGGAGCAATTCAAACTGGCGGTGAGGTTGTTTTAACCTGGACACACCCTCTCGATACAGCTTCTTACGCTGCTCAAGGAGTAAGTGTATTTCCTTACTCTAATTTAGTTGGTGCTACTGCTGGCTACATTACCTCTGGTTACTACCAAATTGCAGCATCTGATTATCTTGATATAACTGAGGTTGATCCAGCTACTGGTGCAACCGCAGGTACCCCAGATGATGTTCTTACTGGTCAGTTAAGCACTGATTTTTATCAGGACGTACTTTTTGAGGAACTTGCTGATGGTGACCAAATATGGTTAAACCAAACAGGTACTTCAATCAATTACATCACATATGAAAACACGGTTGATAGGGATCAATTCAATGTTACTTATGCTAGAACTTTCTCTGGAGTTGAAAGATTGAGCCCTGCTCAATTAACCAACTATCCTTCATTTGGATCTGTTTATGCTTCTGACAATATTGGTATCTCCGTTTCTCCAGGAAAAACTGATATCGTTTCTTCTGTTGGCTCCATTAACCAATTCATCGATGTCATAACACAAATTGATCCTACAAACTTTACTATATCTTCAACTCCTAGTTCGCCTATTTCAGTTGGAGATTTAATTGTATCTACTGACCTTGATATCTGTGAAACAGTTGGGCAGAACAGACAAAACAGGCTAACTAGAGTAACAGCTGTTGCACAAACTTCAACACAAAACGTAGTAAGAGTTACAACAGCTAGACCGATACTTTTCTACGCAGGATCCCCGATTCAGGTACAGAAATTTAAATCTATACCTCAATTCACAAGATCTTTTGATTTCACTTACCTACAGGGTTTCACAATAAGAGATTCACACAGACCTAATGGAACGGATGCAAGAGTTTCTGAAATTCTCGATGTAATGTACAATACTAACATTGCTGCTACTTTGGCTGCTAAGGATGTTATTTCATTCAGATACATCGTTGATACCTTCAGCGGTCAAATCTTACCTAATTCTAAGTACCAATTGAGTAAATTGGCGATGATGAGACAAAAAGCACTTGCTCTTATTAACGCTCCTTCTATGGCACAGTTTAGAGCTTCTACCGATCCTAGATTCACAGATGCTCCAACCCAAACTAACCCATACCCTTCTCTAAAAGCTCAATACATTTCGGAAGGTGGTAACTTATCTTTGAATCCTTCATACACATTCAGTCTTCCAACTGAAGATCAAGGATCAAAATTTGCAGCATATTACACTCCTTATATTACTATTAGGGAGAACAACAAAAACATCAACGTTCCTCCTGCTGCTTACGTTTCTAACAACTTTGTAAGAAAATTTGCAAACGGAGAACCTTACAGCATTATTGCTGGTCAAAAAAGAGGGGTCATCTCAGGTCAAAACGTTGTTGGAGTTGAATACGACTTTACAGATCAAGACAGAGGCTGGCTAGAGCCGGTTGGATTAAACCCAATCATCAAGAGAAGAAACTTGGGTGTTGTAATCTTCGGTAACCAAACAGCTTACCAAACAGTAAATTCAGCATTTAATCTTGTTCACGTAAGAGACTTGCTTATCAGTGTTGAGAACGACGTTGAGGAAATCATGGCTAACTACCTATTTGACTTCAACGAGGATTCAATCAGACTTGAAATTAAAACTCTTGTCGATAACTACCTAGATGGAGTGAGAGCAGGTGGTGGTATTTATGCTTACCAAGTAATCATGGATTCTTCAAACAACCCGCCTTCAATCATCGATCAAAACATTGGAATCATCGATGTTATCATCGAGCCAGCAAGAGGAATTCAGAAGTTCGTGAACAGGATTACTGTTACTAGAACTGGAGGTATTGCAGCTGGTGGATTTATCCAGTTTGCATAATTGAACGAAAACTTGACTTGAAGATAAATAAAAAAAAGATCTTGGAATAAATGGCTGGTTTACCACATTATCAAAATTCACTTAGTGCAATTAATAGGTTTGAACCGGTTTACCTCAATCAGTTTGAAGTAAACGTCATTCCTCCTGGACCCGTTGCAGGAGGACCTATTCTTTTAGAGCATGTGGTTTCTATTGGAGGTCTGGATGTAGACAAAAATCCAAGCTTCGTAGCTCAGAAATACAAGTTTGCTAAAAGAAACTACGCTGGAGGTAAGCCAGACACCACAACGCTTGATGTTGCAATCAAGTTTACTGTAAACTTAGATGATGCAAATTCGATGTACGTTTTTAAAACTTTGCGTCAGTGGACTGATCTTATTTATAATCCCTTAACAGGTGCTCAAGGCATTAAGGCAGATTACGTCGGAACTATTATAGTTTCCGTGTTCAATAAAAATGGAGATGTGTTTAGAAGAATAACACTTAGAGACTGTTTCCCATTGAAAGCTATTGACCCGATGGAGCTTGAATATACCAACGGTACTACCTTATATGAAATCAACATGACTTGGGCAGTTGATTATTGGGAGGATTTATTCTTATAAAATAAAAAGAACTAAATGGCAGGTTTACCTCATTTCAATAATTCAAAAGCAGCAAGAAACAATTACGAACCGGTTTTCTTAAACCAGTTTGAGGTTTTAATTACACCACCAGCAGCGGTTACACTTGCTAACACGACTTTTAACGGTGAAAGCATTTTGACCCAGCAGGTGAAGAATGTCAGCGCTTTGCAGGTAGACATTCAGCCTTCTGATGCTGTAACGCAATACTACAAGTTTGCTGAAAGAAGATATGCAGGGGGTGAGCCTTCAACTTCGGATGTACAGTTCTCCATGAGTTTCGAGGTAAACTTGAATGAAGCTAACTCAATGGAAATATACAAGGTCCTAAGACAATGGTCCGATCTTATTTATAATCCACTAACTGGAGCTATGGGTTTGAAAAGAGACTATGTGGGATCAATGGTCGTTTCGGTATTTAATAAGCAAGGAGACGTGTTTAGAAGAATAACACTTAACAACTGTTTCCTGATCGAGCCTCTTAATGCTATGGAATTAAGCTACGACACAGGAGACGCTCTTTACACCATAGATACAACTTGGAAGTCTGATTACTGGAGAGATCTATTCCTATAATCGGAACTTTAAATTCATTTTTTTCTATAATTTTTTGAATTTATATGCCTTATGGTATATAAAGAAAAATAGCATATGCCTGATTTTAATTTATCACCGGAAGAAATCCTTAGGGAAAAAGAAATAAGGGGAGGTATCAAATACGATGACCCGGACGATTTGAATCTAGAGCCAGTTCAGCCTGAGTTGGATCCTAACCTAAACATTTACGAGGAAAGGGTTCAAGATCAAAAATCAGAGAACCCTAGGATCGAGGAAAAATCAATTCAACCAGTACCTACACCAGAATTTAGAGAGCAAGCTCCGCTGGATCTTGGGTGGAAGAATCTTCCTCTGGGAATGCTTCCTTCGAAAGGTCTTTTTTATCCTGAAAATTCTAGAATCGCGATCAGATCAGCCGAAGTTAAGGAGATAAGACAATTCTCGATGATTGACGAGGACGATATGCTAGACATAGATCAAAAGCTCAATCTGGTTCTTGATGCTTGTTGCACAATAAAATTTGGTGATTCAGATAGCGTCGTATCGTACAAAGATCTAAAGCAAGAAGATAGATTCTTTGTAATCATGGCAATTAGGGATTTAACCTTCGTCAAAGGCGAGAATCGAATAATCCTGGATGGATCTAATAACTGTTTAACTAAAGGTTGTCGAGGAATGGACGCTATA